CTCTTCTCAATATTATTCAAAATTCACCTATTTTCTAGTAAGATCTGCAGAACCGTAGCTAGAACAGGAACCCCAATACATAAAGCAACCCCCCATATCATCATTTTGGTTCTAAGCTCTGCGACCTCTACCTCTAGGGTTGCTATTTTTGTGGCATTATCATCTATTTTTCCTATGATTTGGGGCCATGTTTGACTCCAAAATCTTTCGACATTTTTTTGGTGCGTGGATTCTGCTAATATTTGCTCTGCAAGATTAATTTTAACTTGAATATGAGATTCGGTTAAATCATCTAGTTTTTTTTCGATCCTCTTTAGCCTATGCAAATCATCCAAAATTAATCCACCATAATCTAATCTATTGACCTAGCCGCTTGAACCCATCCATAAATATTAGCATAGCCTTAGCTGGATTAGATTGATTGGATCTCATTAAACGAAACATTTTAGACCCATCCCCGACAAATATCCGATTAATATCAAATGCCATAGTTTGACCTGATAAATAAGCTATTGCTAAAATATCTCGATCTCCATCGATACCAAAATCGACTATAAATGTTCCAGACTTTGAATCGTTTTTTGACATATCGCCGAAAATTATCCTTGATATCTGCCAAGTTTCATTATCTGGGACCGATATATTTTTAATATCCTGCCCAGCTTCTAATTCATTATCGTAAATTATTTGTATTCTTTGCCTGGATATTGTCATAACTTCATTACTCCCTGATAAAATCCCCCTAAAAAAGCAGGCTGGGTTAGATCATTAGTGAGAGTAATTCTTAATATCTTAATTCCATCCCCAATTATTTGATGTTCTATATTTTTATGATCAACTTCACCGTATGATGAAATCATGATTTCAGGCGTCCCTAAAATATCCCAACAAATATGACCCACCGTTTCCGGTGAACTTGAACTACTGATTCCTACATTTTCGATTAATATATTTTCGCCTTCGAGTGGAACATAATCATAAATTTCTGACGAAGACGGAGGAACATATTTATAAAATCTTCGATTTAGGTCATATTTTGCCAAAATTAAATTCTCCTAAATCCGTGGACTGTTAAAAAAAGTCCTGACACCTGATTTAAACTATCTCTAACCAAGATGGAAATTAAATCATCGATTGGGAATGATCCTTGCTTTCTGATCACCAAAGGCGTTACAAAACCAAGATCCTTAGAAGCTAGGAAGTGGTCCCCACCTGAATTTACTGATAAATTCCATCCTCCCAAGGATGAAAACCTTGATTTTAAATCGTCGGTAGTTTTTATAGTTTCAAATCCAACGGGTAAATCGTCGCTTTTATTGTTCCAAGATAGACCATTGACTAATGATGAATTAAGATTTAAAAATCGCTCAAAACGGATTCCATTACCAACCCCATGTAGCCGAATTTCTGTGATATATAAATCATAAATTGGATCCGCTAAGATACTAAATATTATTGGAACAAGTAACGTGCCATTTACATTCATGGCATTAGACCCGCCGTTTCTAGCATCTATTGAGACTCGGTTGGATAATGCCCCCGGCGCTATGGTAATTGATCCGGTTATTCCTAATATTCCTTGGCGTGGGTCGTCAATACTTCTAGCTAATTCTGTTTCGGTATTTTCTCGGACAATACGGGTAGATTGCTGCGTGACTACTGTAGTTCCTGTAGAGCTTACAACAAAGTCACCTATAATTCCCCTGTCGCCAACTTCAGCTCTTAATAGAGCCGTAATAAAAACTATTCCGTTATTCCTTACCTTACTTGCTTCCCACGATTTTTTAAAATTAACATCCGCATTTAGCAATATTATTATTTTGTCCCTAACTTCCGTTTCGGGATTTATTGCTGCAATATCTCCCGCTACTATTGTATAGGTAACATCAACCGCCGGGAATAAAGATGGATTGCAACCCGCAACAATTTGAATTCTTATCGTGTCTCCTACGGCTCCAATTCCTGAACAATCTAAATATGTGCCTATCGCAAAGTGTCCCCCAGCAAAACCAGGTTTACCAAATAACTGCTCTACCGATACAACGCCCGTTGAATTAACCGCCATTCGGTTAACGCCTTCCACATCTTGTTCAATATCAACCCTTTGGTTTTCATTAGTCCCTGTAAGATGGGCTATTGTTCGTCCACCATGGAAGGTTCCAATTGCCATTATTTTGGTTCCCTATTTAAGACGACTTCATATTTTACACCGGGCTCATTGGCCTTTAAAATCAATTGCCTGATTTCTCCTTTAGGGGTCCATCCCCAAAATCCAGAGGTAGTCATTGTCAAAAAATTCACGCCATCGACCGATACAAATAATCTAACGGAATCGGATTGATCAGGGGGGCATTGAATAATAAACTCTGAAATGACCTCCCCAGAAACGGCGGGTACATTTATAGGGGCAGCTCCTACCGTAGAACTCTCTTGAAAAGTGTTCCCCTCCACATCAACCATTTCATAAGCTGGAATTTCATTCGCCATAGTTAAGCCCCAACCTGAAAGGCACATAAAGTACCGTTTAAATCGCTATTTGGTCCACTTAGCTGGCTACCAAAAAGCGTTATCGTTTGAATCCCCGTTGATCCGGCAAGAAATTCTAAGCAATCGGTACTTAAATCATGGGTTTGTGTTCCTGTGCCAGTTATAAACCGATATTTTATTTGTTTGCTCCCGTTATTATCTTGTTCAACTTCCCAGTATACCGATTGAGTACAAGCCCCCGATATAAGTTTTAATTTGTAAAGTTTATCAGCAACAAGAGGTAAAACAGCCGTAGCTGTCCTAGATTTGTAGGGAGCTGGTAAAACAGCTATAGAGCTATCAATATGAATTCCTAAACCTGTGCTTACTGGAATATTTCCATCAGTAGTAAGCATAGGAAGAACTACTTGACCAAGATAATTTTTAAAGGAAAAACTTATGATACCAGCTATAGAAGCCGCCAACTCGCCTTCAGTCCTAGATATTAATGGCTCGCCTTCCTTAGTGATCTGGTCTGCTATAACATTAAAAACTTCTATCGGGTTGCTCATATTTCAATTCCTTAACTAGCGATTAAAGAACCGCCAATATCCCAATAAATCAAACCAGAAGGAGAGGGGAAAGCCCTACTTAAAAAAGATATTTTAACGGTTTTACCACTATCTACCCTAACTCTTGGAAGAAATTCTTCATCAATTGTTGGCTTTGCTGCGCGAATAAAAGAAACCCTTTCAATAGTCCCATCAATATCTAAAGATAGATTTCCAGGGTTTTGAGTAGAACTATGCCAGCTAAATAGTAGTAGGGTTTTCATAGCAGGGACGATATAGGTTAATAAATCTTGGCTATTTCCGACATTGACGTTAGCACTTCCTTTTAATCTTAAATAATCTTCTTGTGGGATTATACCGCCGCCGCCTGATTGCTGACTGTCCGAACGTGCCATAACAAAATATGAAAAAGTAGTCACACCGTCCGTAATAATTTCAACTTTTGCTTTATTATGAAAACATTCAGATTTCCATTGAAAAACACCCGTTGCCCCGCCTGAAAAGACTCTTTGATCAAAAAGAACTTCTTCCTCGTTAAAGGTTTCTAGTAATCTAACGGTAACAGTACCGGGATTAACATCAATTTTTATGGTGTTTAATATGGAATTGCTTTTAAGTAATAAATTTTGAGAATAGATACCTAATGAACGCGACTTTTTTTGTAGTGCATTTAGGCTTTGGTATAAATTTACTACACAGCTATTCATAAGAGCCCTTAACAATGAAGGCCACAAGCCAAATATGACTTGTGGCCCCCTTCCACCAATCTTTTAACAAGGTATTAGGTTACAACGTTATAACCGTAGATTACGCTTGTTTCTGTCGCATTCTGAACATGGCCTTGGTAATCTTTTCGGCTATAGGAGCTGATTAACCATCGGTCGTGATAAGGTAGATCCGGTTGCAATCTAACTCTGATAGCTCTTCGAGTACCAAGAAAGAATCGGTTTCTATTAACAAGAACTAGGCCCGTGGTAGTTTCTGTTATGCCATCCTCAACGCCAACTACATTTAAATTTTCTGGGAAATACTCGCTTACGATTACGGGAATGCCAAGGGCTGTCCCCAAAACTCCTGTAAGGTTCGTAAAGAGTGTGGTTCCAAATTTCTCTGCTGTGCTGAAGATCTCTAGGCCAGTCATTTGATGATATGAACTAGAACTAGCGATCCAAGCAAGGGCCATAGGGTTAATTGTATATTTTCCGCCTTGCTTCTTCATGGCCTTCAAACCAACATCATCCAAAGTACCAGAAAAATCATAATCACCGCCAAAAGCGGAATTATCGCGGCCAATTTTCCTAAGTCCGTCCCAAGCTTTTCTCGCATCATCTGCAGCGATTGCAACGGTATCAAGCGCGCCGGATTTCTGGCCAGAGATTATTGCTTGCTCATAAGCTCGTTCTTGCGCTTGAACGACATCATCACGAATTACAGGTAGAATTGCAGGGGCAGAGTCTTCGTCCATTTCTTCCGGTAAAACTGAATGCTGGAATAATTTTGTAGCAGTCATTTGAATTCTGGAGGTTGAAAAGGAGGCATCAGTTACCTGGGTATTTTCAGGGGCAATCCTTGCGATTGTAGTCCCATCTTGCACCGGAAGGTTATAAGGGGAGGACGGCATCGGCATATCACGGAAGAGAGGTGTTACCTTTCTTTCTAGCTCGAATTCGCTCATATATGAGGATGCAGTTATTTCCTGAAGCCACAAAGGGTTCGCCCCGGTTGTATAGGCTTTAAGTTTTGGCATCAGCACTTCCCGGCAAAATGGGGAAGCGTCATATTCTTTGGAAAGGTTGCTTATAATGTCATTCTTTGGATTCTCAGCCACATAATCAGGCTTTCCACCCTTAAATCGGACCGCGATCATTCGGCCAATGTCAACGGTACGCTTCAAATCCAAAACTTGTTGCTTGTATTCCATAGGAACGTGGTTGAACTGGGGAGAGGCCACGTTGACCTCAAGTAGATCCTTAACATCTCTCGCGCCGAACAATCTTAGTGATTTCATTTCGTCGGAATTGTCCGATCTTCGAGAGGTATTGATAAAAGAGGTTTTTTGCTTTTCCATATCTTGCACAGTATTTTCTAAAGTCTCGCAACGGTCAACTACGTGTTTTACTCGGTCGAGCAAGACAGAAAGATCATTTTCTTTTTTTTTGGTATCCATTATTCAAAAACTCCATAGTTTTGTTGTGTAGCTATAAGTAAATTTAAAATTATCCTAGTTAGGATGGATTTTAAGTTTGACAAAAAATGATGCTTGCAAAAAGCATACTAGAAATTCTTTATTATAGTCCATGCTTTTTTAGAATTCCTTCGGCTCTCATTAGATATTCACTCAAAGTCTTCACCTGATCAGAATCAAAGCCCTTTGGTTTTTCTTCTTCTTCGTCTTGATGGTCTTCTTCGACTGGTAATGCTAGGTCTTCTTCGGGATCTTCTTCGGGATCTTCCTCGGCTGGATCCTCATCCTCGGGCTCTTCGGCGGGCTCCTCGGCGGGCTCCTCGGCGGGCTCCTCATCTTCCGGTTCTGGTTTTTTGAAAGCTTCCTCAACTTTCATGCCTACTATCTCGGTTGCGGCTATTAGTTGAGCTAATAGAATATTTGTCTGTCTTATCGCGTCAATGGTTGGACTGCTAATCTGCGCCTCGGATGGCTGGGAGGATATTTCTAGCAATGGGGCCTCTTTTGGCTCTTCTTCCGGCTCTTCTTCCTCGTCCTCATGGCCAGATTTCCCCAAAAGACAAATACGCTTGGCCTCGTCGTATGGAATTTCTGAAAGCTGTTTCGCGGTGATATCAAATAAAGAGTGTTCAGCCATTGGAATACTAACCACACTTACCTCTAATAATTCAGCCTCTTTAATTATAGATATTTCTTTGCCTTCAATAGTTTCTTTATCAATTCTTCTTGGGTCAAATCCTACGGAAAAGCTCTTTAGGATCCCTTCCCTAACTAAATCCCTAACTCGGCTGATATCTGGGTCTTCAGAATCGGACAATTTGACCTTAATTTTTAGGCCCTCATCCGTAATACTTGCCTTGATAGCTTTTCCTATCGGTTTGTTACGATCATGATTAAAAAAGATAATTGGATTGTTTAGAAAGTTTTCCAACCTCCAGCCATCTGGCTGAATCAAATCCGATCCCCTGTCTATCAGTCTTTTTTCACCGTTTGAAAAACGATTCGCAAAACCCTCGATAAAAACAGATTGCCCACCCTTAACACTTCGTTTGACCGAAGATACACTAGCAAAATCCTGTGAAATTAATTTTTTCATGATTCTTCCTTTTCTAAAATCATATCGCATCTGCAATTAATAATTTCCTCGGCCCTACCTTGTGGATCAAGAGGGAACCTTAAGCCATTGTTAAATTTTCCCGTTTTGGAGTCTGCTTGTGTTAAGTGTAAGGGTACGTGAGAATCTCTTGTTGTTCTGTCTATCTGAGTTAGCCATATTTTAACTACTGGCCCTAATGCCTTTTGAGCGTCCTTAAAGGCAGCGTCTCGACCAATCATTGTGGCAATGCCTGATTCAGTCCTAGCTATCTTTTCAGCCCTAGAACCCGCCAATTCTTCTTCTGTGAAGAGATCCGTAATAGATCGAGTTATAGCCGTGATCGAATTCCCCGACCTAACCCCTGCCTCTACCTTATTTAATATAGTTTTGCTGGAGGAACGGGAAATATCAGCAAAAGCATCTATCCCCCTTGCTTCGAGTAAAGTATTTAACCTTCCCCTCTCATTTCCATCTGAAATTGCTTCGATTTCTTCAATATCCCCGCCGCCAAAACTAGCGGATATTACCCGATCTTTTCCAGATATGCTGAGATCCGTTAATTTACGGCTATTACTTCTTATAAAGCTATTTTCACTTTTACCGAATTCTTTTACTAACTCGGATTGAATATTTTTTAGCAATCTAGCAAGCTTTTCATCTTCCGTTTGTTTTTCCGGCAAAGGAAAGTCTGCAGCATTATTATTTATGACTTTTATCGCGGATTCTAGGAATCCTAAGAATAGATTGAGAACATTTGCTTTAATTTCCTGAACCGTCCGTTGTTCTTCTTCTTCTCTCTGTTTTTTCATGCCAAGAACTTCAATTTTACGGATACCACTCAGATAGGATCTTATCGGCTCTCCATCTGAAGGAATTTCATTAGGGGCAATGGCTGGGGGTGGCTCGACCTGGGGGCCTCGGCTATTGGATCCAACTAATTCATCCCCATCCGGCCTTGGCGGCTCCCTAAAAATCCTTTGCCTGACCTCATTAGGAGAGAATGCCCCGGATTTTATGAGTCTATCGGCTAATTCTGCCTGTTTTATTTGATCGTCCTGAAGGGCCTCGACATTCGAAAGGTCAAACTCTATTCGAAACTTTTCGCCTAGCCGTTCTTTAAAATGTTTGTTTAAGGAGCCCTCGATAAATCTCATCGTAGGCTTGAGAGTAGTAAGCCAAAAGTTTCTCAAAGATAAACGCATTTCTTGAGATCCTAAAGATCCTCCATCTTGAATAGATAATTCATGCTTTGGAATATTAAGGAGATTTATTATCGTTTCGCGGTTCGAATTTATATACGTTATTAATTGCTGATCGGCCAAAGAGGTTGTGATTGGCTTGGCCTTTACTCCCGCTGGGGTAATTAATGGCCTTCTTTGATTTTGCCGAGAGCTATAGGCTTTTTCGAATGACCTTAGCATTCTTATGCTTTGCCGTTCGTTAACGTCCTGCTGTAGCTCAAAATGCAATTGTGGACTAGCTCCTTTGAGGTAGAAGCTATTTAAGAATTCCTGAGAATATCGATTAAATAAAATTGCCGATTTACCAGCTACAAAAGGCGATAATCCCCAAAAACAATAGGAAGGATCGGGCCGCATAGCGTGAAGCATTTCATCGGTTTTAAAAAATGTTACCGATGGATCACAATCGTCTATAGCTGACAGTGTATATCCTATCAAATTGTTTTTGGTGTCAAATTGTGGATCAACTTTTTCAAAAGCCACATTCCAAAGCTCGTCTAAAGATTTTGGATGATAAACTAAACCATTTCCACCAAGAGTTAAATCTATGGCCCAAACATAGGTAAAAGCTGATTGAGAAAGTTGTGGATTTGGATTGTCTAGCAATTCTTGTAATTCATGGTCTTCGGCTGGCTTGGTTAATCGCTTGCCATCAACCACATTTTGCTCGACCACATGGAGTCTTTGATTAGATATTTTTGTCGCCACAAGGTTACAAACAATATAGACCCAATCATCAGAATAAAGCAGATTTTTTAGGCTAAATCGATCGAGCTGAATAAATGGTTCAGACTTGAAAAGATTCATTCCATCGCCATCACCTGAACCGTTTTCATGTTTTTGTATTCGGCTCATCACTTCCCGAACGAACTTATCTGAATTAGGATCTAATTTATTGTCTTGCTCTTTCATTTCCCAACCATTTTTATAGTTTCTATCCAGCCATCCAAGGGATCATAGTCTTCATCATCCAGTAAATTATCGTAATAAGATTCCATAAAACTTTTTTCGTTGTCGTCGTCTCTTATATTCATAATATCAAAATCAGAATCGGAATATCTATGCGCTGCAT